TTCAGTCATTTCTTTAATGATTTGATCAACATAGACTCTATCTATGATACGGATGTTTCTCTTTCTTTCATTCTCTTTCAGTTCATATTCATATGCATATAAAGGAGACCAATACGCTTGCTCAGAGGTAGGAATTCCTGTGTAAAGGATAGAAGCGCCGGAGATCGAGGTAGAGTTTGAAGTTGTCTTGCTAAGTAGGGTTCCTGATGTAGGAAACGTTCCAGTAATATGCTGAATGACTAGCTTATCTGTAGAATCCTTATTGCAAATTGTACCCTCATTAGATCCAATGTATACTCGCTCTCCTACTGCAAAGTCACTGTTGCTTCCTACTGTCAACTCTACAATAGAATTTGTAGATAGTTCCCAATCTACAGCTTTTCTTCTGTATGAGATAACCTTGTTCTGAGGGGTGATTGTAGGAGCCCAGTACTTTTTTAGCTCTGAAGATAGTGCATCATAACCTGCAGGAGACAGATCTCTGTCATCGCCATACCAGTTTACAATGTACCTTAGTATAGTTTCCTGTGCGTTAGCAATGCTATTATACTTGTCTGCAATGTAGCTGTCAAGCGTTATTTGATCTTTTGGCCAATCATGAAAAGGATCTACTATGTTATTTGCAAGATAGATTAGCCAGTGAAGCTCAGGATCATCGTAGTACGCAGCAGCAATTGAATCTGCTCTCTCGCCCTCTTCAATAGTGTATGGAAAAAATACAGATGCATTCTGATTTACAGAAGACAAGATGTTTATCTTCGCTACAATGTTCTTGGCGATGTAGCTGTTGTACTGGATTAGTGGAAATTTGTCAAAGTAAAGATTACTCATATCATTATCTCTGTGTTCTAGTTGTGGTGCCGTCTGGATTTACTGTGATTCTACCAAGTTCATTATTTTCAAGTTGCACGATTGGATTTGAGTTTTCCTTGATGCCTTCAAAGTCCTGAGAGGTCCAGATCTCTGTTTCAATTAGGTTCATAGACATCACAACTTCAACTGGTGCACCCGTGCCTCTGTAGAATGCAGGCACTTGAGAAGGAGCAAAATCAACGGAAAAATTTGTAATGAAGCATGGCTTGAACGAATACAAATAGACATCAGAAGGATGAATCTTGACCATCACCAGATCAGGATAGTCGAATGTTATGGTATTTCTAAAAGGAAGAATTCGTTTGTTTACTAGTCTTTTAATGTCGTACAGAATATCACTTTCAGTTTGACTTGTTGGAGCTAGCTTCCATTGAAATGAGTGTGTTCTAAAATTGACATTATCGAAGGTGACTGCACTGAAGGGGTTAAGAACCATTCCAGCAGTCAATTGGATGCTTCTTCTCACCCCTTCATTGGCAGCTGCAATAGCAGCAGCTCCTGTAATTGCTTGTATTCTGCCTCTTGTTATAAGTGAGGCTGCAGCCCCTAAAAGATTACCACCATACTGAGATGTTCCGAAAGCCGCTTCTGCTGGACTAGGTATTACTTCACTGCCTTGTCTAAGACCCTGTTCGACCCCTCCTGCAATAGTGCCTAAAGGATTATGGTTATATTGCAAATTAGTGTTTTCTTTTAGATTTTCAGGAATAGGAAGGTAGAAAGAATCAGTTGGATTTCTTATTGCAGTTTTAGACGGATCATTTCTTTTGTAACGGACAAATTGAAACGACATAAAGTACTTTCCAAGATCTGTTGGGAATACAAGAGAAATTGTTTTTTCAGCGTCAACGATTCTATTAGTAATTTCCTTGTCTTGGCGTTCTGTGAGCTTACCTTGGGTTCTGTCTTGTCTTTCTGCTAGCCACTCTGCAGATTTGAAGTTTTGCTGAGAACGTGTGCTAAATAGTCTACCAAGAGAACCTGCATTTGGAATTAGCGATGAGGCAACAGCAGCCCCTGTTCCTGCAGCAAACAAAAGTGGATTGAAAGCCATTATAGTGTCCTATGAGTTACAAAGGTAAGTTCAGACCAAAGAACCCCCAAAAATACAAAGGGAATCCCACAAACATTATTTATAGGTCACTTTGGGAATGTAAGTTCATGTCATTTCTAGACTCACATCCAGATATTATAGAATGGTCGAGTGAAGAAATGATCATTCCTTACATCTCCCCTCTTGACAACAAGCCTCATAGGTACTTTCCTGACTTCGTGGTCAAAAAGCGTACTAAGGAGGGTTTGGTAGAGACGCTGGTTGTTGAGATCAAGCCAGACAGCCAGACAAGACCTCCAGAAGTGCAGACAAAAGCGACGAAGCGATACATTACTGAAGTCAAGACATGGGCAATAAATAAGGCAAAGTGGGACGCTGCAAACCAATTTTGCAAAGACAGAAAGTGGAAGTTTGTTGTCTTCACGGAGCATCATCTGGGAATCAAGTTCTAAATGAGCGTTTTCACCGACATTATGAGGCAGGGTCTAGACTCTCGTGTTGTGCCTGCAAGAACACAACAATCCAGAGATTGGTACCGTACTATGGCATCAACGTCGACAACGACCCCCACAGCAATAATGAGAGAAGAGCGTAGGGTCAACAATGTTCAGATGGGCCAAATGTACTTCTTCATGTACGATCCAAAGCTCAAAGATAAGCTTCCATACTACGACACATTTCCGCTAATCTTTCCATTCAACACAACGGACAATGGATTTCTTGGAATCAACATGCATTATCTGCCGCTCATCTATAGAGCTAAGCTCATGGATAGCCTCTACAATCTTTCTTCTGACAAGCGCTATGATTTCAATACTAAACTAAATATCTCATATAAGATTTTGTCTGGAGCTGCAGGATCGATCTATTACAAGCCATGTGTGAAGCAGTATTTGAATGGACATGTAAAATCAAGATTCATAGAGATCCCTGCAAATCAATGGGACATAGCATTGTTTCTTCCTGTTGAGCAATTCCAGAAGAAGACAACCTCACAGGTACATCAAGATATTAACAAACAGTTGGCAAGAAATCTATGGCGCTAGACCCAATTAACTCAGCTCTATTCAACATTGCAGATATGATTGGGCTAAACTCTAAAACAGCGGCTCCGGCTGATGTTGGGTTCAATCTCAACGAGTTCAAACAAAACCTGTCAAAAAGATACGGGATTGCAAGAACATCGCTATTTCTTGTCAACATTTTTAACACACAAAACATTGACAACGTTGCTTTAAGATCAGCAATATCAGGGTCTCCTAATTTCAGTAGTGATGTTCGTGAGCTGACTTTCTTTTGCTCAGCAGCAAACTTGCCAGGACTCATACTAGAAACAGATACCACAAGAAGATATGGTATTGGACCTCTGCAAAAGGTTCCGGTTTCTGTTTCATATCCGGATCTGAACCTTGTATTCTATGGAGATAACTCAGGGTACATAAACAAATTTTTTAGATATTGGATGAATTCAATTGTTATGAATAACTTTGATGGTCCTGTGAATTCATCTAAAGTGATGAATACAAATCCTTTTGACAAAAATCAAATAAATGCAGGACCATTAGTTGGTTCAAGTGTTGATGATACAGATTACTCCAAAGCTCCATACGAGTTTGAGTACAAGAGTCGTTACTCAAAGACAATAGAGATTTCTCTATTTGATCCTGACTCAAACAGGTTTGAAACAAGAACGTTTTTGGACGCATACCCTGTAGCAATTGGGGATGTGAACCTTTCTTGGGCAAACACAGACGATTTCATGAAAATACCAGTAAATATAACGTATTCTAGATACATAACAAGCTCAGAAAAGTATCCTGCCCCTCGAGGAAGCGTGGCTGGTAACCTCACCCTTCTTCAAAAGCTAATCAAGGTTGGCACTGTGGCTCAAACGTTAAGTACGCTTAAAAAGCCAAGAAGTGTTGCTGATGTGATCAATTTGACAAACAATGCATCTATTGCTGGTGGAGGTCTAAGAGGCCTATTCTAAGGAGTTAAATTATGTCTTTGCCGAAAATTAGTTATCCTACATTCGATCTAGAAGTTCCTTCCTTAAAAAAGAAGTTCAAATTCAGGCCATTTGTGGTCAAAGAAGAGAAGCTTCTTCTTATGGCTCAACAGAGTGGCGATATTCTTGATATCATGAACGCAATCAAGCAGATTGTCAATAATTGTGCTGTTGGTCCTACACCATTTGATATCAACAGACTCACAACGTTTGACATTGAGTATCTTTTTGTCAAACTAAGATCACGATCTGTCAGCAACATCATCAAAGTGTCGTTCACCGATCCAGATACATCCGAAAGATTCACACAAGACATTGACCTTGAAAAGATTGAAATACAAGGAACAGTGCTGACGAATCATAAGATCAAGGTAACAGACACTCTTTCAATGACAGTCAAATATCCATCAGGAGAGATATACAACAGTCTCAAACAACTCAATGATTACACAGAATCAATGGTTGAGACAGTCATTGAATGTGTTGATAAGATTTACGACAAACAAAACGTGTTTTTGCCAAAGGACTATCAGCGCAATGATTTGAAAGAGTTTGTTCTTTCGCTGCCTGTTCACGTTTATAAAGAGATTGAGAAGTTTGTCGAAAACATGCCTAGGCTTCATCATGAAGTGAAGTTCTTGAACAGTCTTGGCGAGGAGAGGGTCATTACCCTACAGACGCTAAAGGATTTTTTTCACTTGGGCTGAATTACAGCTCACTTAGCGAGCATTACAAAACGTTATTCAGCCTCATGCACCATCATAAATACTCCCTGACTGAACTTGAAAATATGATATGTTTTGAGCGTGATATCTACGTTGGCATGCTGTTGAACTACTTAGAAGAAAAGGCACAGGCCTCCCAGCATGGCAACAAGTAATCCAAACTACAAAACTGATTCGACAATGGACTTCTTCAACTTTATGAGGGAGTACTATTCCGAACAATCGACTGAAAAATCTCTCAAAGTAATAGACAGACGTTTGACGACTAATGAAAGCAGCATCTCTGAACTAAAAGACGATGTTTCTGTCATTAAAAAAGATGTCAAGATCATCAAAGACACAATTATGGATGGGTTTTCAACAACTCAGCCTCCAGTTCCAGATCTTAATAAAAAAACAAAATCTACAACTCCTCCTAGAACAGGTCAGACAAAACCACCTCCTCTAGGTCAATCAAGAATCCCAACCACACTACCGAGACCTTCTGTAGGAGTTGGGGGTGCTGTTACTGCAACGTTGGCTGCAACAGCGGCCGCCATTCCTTTTGTTCAATCAATGATCAGTCCTCGTAAGACTGCAGAGCCAAAAACTGAGTTAGCTAGGATATCAGCTCCTGATGTTGATACTGATGACTATGCAACAGCAGTCAGAAAAGCTTCTGAACAAACAGGAGTTCCCACACAACTGTTGGCTACTATTGGTGAAATAGAGTCTGGGTCTGGCGCGAGCATGAAAAACCCTGTGAGCTCTGCAACAGGGGCGTTTCAGTTCATCGACAGCACATGGGCAGAAATGATGAAAAGGTTTGGTGGTGAAAAGGGCTACGATGTTAGCAAGATGTCAATACAAGACATCATGAAAAACAAAGAATTGATGGATCTTAGATACAACAATGAGATGTCTGCATTCATGGGTGCAAAATACTTGCAGATGAATGCAAAAGCCCTCAAAATAGATCCTACCGACCCTTCAGCAGCAGGAAAGCTATATTTGGCACACTTCCTTGGAGGAGCAGGAGCCAAGCAGGTCCTTGCAGGACAGGATCTAGATGAAGAATACATGAAGAGAGTGATAAGGCAAAATAGGTTCATGTTTGAAGGTCAAATTAACCTCAATAATCCTGATCCTATTAGATTCAGAGAAATTGTTACTGGTTTTGCTGAAAGCAAAGTAAACACAGCAGCTTCTTCGAAGAATGTTGCTAACGTTCTTGAAACAAAACCATCTCCAGATCTTTCTCAAAAAACTGATGCTGAAACTGGAGACCTACTAAGTCCTCTTACAGAAAGACCTGGTTCTTACACCAGAGGAAGCGAATCTGGTACGGGTAAAAGAGAGCCAAGTTTTCAAAAAAGTGAAGCTGGAACTGGTAGAAGAGAAAACATTGTGTCAATTGGTCCTAAGGAACAAAGACTGGATCCAAACAGACAGAATATTTTTGGCCAAAGACTAATTGAACCAAAACTTGACATCGTTGAGGAGACGTTAAAGAAATCAGCTGATGTCATAAGTCTTGAGGAATTCAAAAAGAACAAAGAACAACAATCGAGAGGAAAAAGCCCAGTCTCTGTCTTGTCACCTGATAAAGAAGGACAGCTTCCAAAACTTACAGTCGACAGAGATGACAAACCTCCTATATCAAAGCAAGAAGAACTTTTAAACAGCAGTGCTTTGAAAGCTTTGGGAGTTGCTGGAAGAGTGTCTGGTGCATTGACGGCTGCTGAAATCTTTAGCGAGGTAGCAGACAAATACGTAGATCGTTCTGTCGATGCTTCTGTTGAGCAGAACATCAGACAGATGGGACGTCAAATCCCAGGTCCAGAGGGTGGTATTGCATACGACATGACGCCTGATCAAATGGAAGAATATGCAGCAAGAAGAACTAATGAGCTGACTAAAAAGGCTTTGGATGATTCAAACAAATCAGCACAAACTAATGCTCAGAATGC